GGCTCGAAGCCAAGGGGCTGATCGTCGTCAAACGCTATCAGAGGTTTCGTGAGGTCATGATCGTGGCAACAGGCAAGTGGACCGCAAAGCATCCGGCGATGAAAACGCTGAAACCGCATGTGCCGCGGGGGACGCGCTCGCAGCGGTGTGTCACGGATCGGAAGCTTTATCGGAAAGGGTTGGTTTGACCATGGCCTATTCCCCGGAGCAGCGTGAGAAGGCGATTGAGGCAGTAATCGCAGGACTAAGCGAAGGCATCCCGCTTGCAGTCGTATGCCGCAGAGAGGGCATGCCAAACGAAGACACGATTGGGCTGTGGGCGAAAAATGACGAAGCCCTGTCTCGGAGCATCGCGCGCGCGCGGGAACTTGGCTGGGATCATCTCGCTGCCGAAGCGCTGGCGATTGCCGACACTCCGATGCTCGGCGAAACCGTCACAGAGAAGGCTGACGGAACGATTGAGCGCAAGAAGGAGGATATGCTCGGGCACCGCAAGCTGCAAATCGAAACCCGCCTCAAGCTCCTCGCGAAGTGGGATCCCAAGCGTTACGGTGAACTGATCAAGCACGGCAACGCAGACGGATCGAATATCGACCTGGCGGCTGCACTCCATGCTGGAAACGCGAAGGTGGCCGATGCAGGGGAGTGACCCGCGCCTGGCCCTCGCCGAGCGCATTGGCGAATTTCGCTACTCCCCGCTCAATCACGCGCTGTTTTCCTATCCGTGGGGCACTGCGGAATTGCAGGAGGAAGGCCCGCGCACATGGCAGCGTGAACTGTTTCAGGAGATCGGCGAGCACCTGCGGAGTGAGCGTCGGCATCAACCGCTGCGGATTGCGCGTGCGTCGGGCCACGGGATCGGCAAGTCTGCGGGGATCAGCATGGTCACGAAATGGGCGCTCGATACCTGCGTTGATACCCGGATCGTGATCACCGCGAACACCGAAAGCCAGCTCCTCACGAAAACCAGCCCGGAAATCGCCAAGTGGGCGCGGCTTGCGGTGACGAAAGACTGGTTCAAGCCGAACGCAACATCGCTGATCTCGACCGCTCCGGGCCGCGACAAGTCATGGCGCGCGGATCTGGTTACATGGAGCGAGAATAACACCGAAGCGTTCGCCGGCCTGCACAACAAGGGCAAGCGGATCGTGCTGATCTTCGACGAAGCATCGGGCATCTCGCCAAAGGTCTGGGAGGTTGCGCTCGGTGCACTGACCGACGAAGGCACGGAAATCCTGTGGCTGGCGTTCGGCAACCCGACACTCAACACCGGCGCGTTCCGCGAATGCTTCGGCAAGCAGCGCAATCTCTGGTCAACGCGCCAGATCGACAGCCGCACGGTCGAGGGCACGAACAAGGCCTATCTGCAGGAAATCATCGACACCTATGGGATCGACAGCGACGTTGCCCGCGTCCGTGTGCTGGGCCAGTTTCCGAACGCTTCAAGCATGCAGTTCATCGCCTCCGATATCGTCGAGGCAGCGCGTGAACGGCCTGAGATGCAGGGTCTGACGAGCGACCCCGTGATCTTCGGCGTGGACTGCGCGCGGTTTGGCGATGACGACAGCGTGCTGGCTATCCGCTGCGGACGCGATGCGCGCACTCGGCCTTGGAAAACGTGGTCCACGACCGATGCCATGACGCTGGCCGGGGACATCGCGCTGCAAGCGGAGATGTGGAAGCCTGACGCGATCTTTGTCGATGCGGGCAACATCGGTGCGGCTGTGGTCGATCGGTTGCGCCAGTTGATCGAGCCGCGCCTGGTGCACGAGGTCTGGTTCGGCGGCAAGGCCCGCATGGCGCAGTGGAACGGCGCAGAGATCCGCGTTGCCAACAAGCGGGCCGAGATGTGGGCTAACATGCGCGAGTGGCTGAAAGGCGCGCTCGTGCCGGACAATCAGCGGCTCCAGGATGATCTGATCGGCCCGGAATACTCGTTCAATTCGGAGCAAGCGCTGGTGCTGGAGCGCAAGGAGGACATGAAAAAGCGCGGACTGTCCTCGCCGGATTGGGCCGATGCGCTGGCCTGCACCTTTGCTGAGCCGGTCATGCCGCGCGAAGTGCCGGGCTATCTGGATATCGCGGCCTATGGTAAGGCTGCGCGCAGCGATGATCTCTATGCGGAGCTGGGTGAATGAGAAGCTGGCACAGCACTCTTGCGGACATCAAGAAGTTTCATGATGCAATCCAGCGCGCCCTCGATTCAACCGCCCACGCCCCGCGCGTAACCAGCCCGCATGTGCATGAGCGGCCCGAAGGTCACCCCTCCCGCGGAACGGCAGGCGATGAAGCTGCCGGACATGGCGAACACGAAGGACATCACCGATGATGTCGCGCGTCGTCGTCGTGCCTTGGCGCAATCTGCGTTCACCGGCTCGCTGGGGCTGAGCAGCGGCCCATCGACGACAACCGTGCTGGGCGGATAATGGCCCAGACCATCCGCGAGAAGTGCGAGCGCAGGCTCCAGGGTCTCAAGAAGGTCCGCACGCCTTACGAGGAGGAATGGCGCGAGATTGCGCGCTATGCCCAGCCTTCGCGGTCGCGCTTCCTGCAAGCCGAAGCGAGCCGGATCTTCAAACGTTCGAACAAGGCGGTTTACAATTCGCATGGGATCCTGAGCTTCCGCACCTTGGCGGGCGGGATGACCAGCGGCTTGTCCTCGCCGTCGCGCCCATGGTTTCGCCTGAAGCCCTATGACAGCGATCTGGAAGGCGACAACTCGATTGCCGAGTGGCTGGCTGAGTGCGAGCGGCGCATGTATGCGTTTCTTGCGGGCACGAATTTCTACACTTCGGTCCGCACTGGCTATGCCGAGCTCGGCATGTTCGGAACCAGCGCTTGCGTCATGGTCGATCACGACCAAGTTGGCGCGGTCTGTCATCAACTGACGGCGGGTGAATACTGGATCGGCTGCGGCGACAGGGCTGAGCCTGATACGCTTTATCGCCGCGTGCCGCTGACCGTCTCGCAGATGGTGCAGATGTTCCCGTGGGAGCGGCTGAGCACGCGGGTCCAGAACTGCTACCAAAATTCGCAGTACGAGGAAGTGTGCCAGGTCATTCACGCGATCGAGCCGAATGACGGCCGCGATGTGACCAAGATCGATGGGCCGAACAAGCCGTGGCGTTCGTTCTATTGGGACACCGAGGACGGCGACAAGGTGAACGGCTATCTGCGCCTCTCTGGCATGGAGGAGCAAGCGTTCTGGGCGCCGCGCTGGGAAGTCACTGGGGGCGATGCCTATGGGACTTGCCCCGGCCATGACAGCCTGCCGGACATGCGCGAGTTGCAGATCCAGACCAAGCGCAAGACCGAAGCGACGGCCTTCATGGTCAAGCCGGAGAAGATCGCTCCTGCCGCGGTGAAACTGACCGGGCAGGCTGGCAACGTGGTTGCAGCCAGCGAAAGCGATGCAAAGGCGGTGGGTGTGCCGTTTCAGGTGCCCTATCAGTCTATCCAGGCAATCATGCAGGACATGGAGCGCTGCTCGAATGCGGTGGATCGGCTGACCTATGCCGATCTGTTCATGGCGATTACCAACATGCAGGGCGTGCAGCCTCGCAACATGGAGGAGATCGCGAGCCGCAACGAGGAAAAGCTGACCCAACTTGGCCCGGTGATCGAGCGCGTCAATACCGAACAACTCGAAGTGGTTGTTGATCGCACATGGGGCATCATGTCGCGCAAGGGCATGTTCCCGCCCGCACCTGAAAGCCTGCAAGGTCAAGCGGTCAAGGTCGATTTCGTTTCGGTGCTGGCCCAGATGCAGCGCATGGTCGGGCTTGGCCAGATCGAGAAGTCGTTCGCCTTCGTGCAAGCCGCGATGGGCGTCGATCCCTCGGCGGCGGACAAGATCGACATGGACGTCATGATCGACGAATACCTCGACCGGGCCGGTGCGCCTCCGAAGATCCTGCGCGGGGCCGAGGAAGTGAAGCAGATGCGTGAAGCTCGCGCCCAGCAGCAACAGATGGCACAGCTTGCCTCGATGATGCCTGCCGCCAAGGATGGTGTCGAAGCGCTGGCCGGTGTTGCCGAACTTGGCGGCATGCCCGCTCTATGACCGAAACCGAGAAGGAAGATCTGCGCGCCCTACTTGACGACAAGCGCTTTCTCGCCTTCCTCTACCGCCAGATCCGCACCGCTGGGGTTTTCTCGATCCCGGCGCGCGATGGCAGGCCGCTGGAATTCATCGAAGGGCGGCGCTCGCTGGTGCTGGATATGCTGGCTGAAATCGAAGCTGTGCAGCCGGTTCCCAGTCCTGACGGCCTTCCTGTTGCGACCTCGATTCAAATCTTTCTGAGCGTAGCGCAATCGAGCGCCAAGGAGAAAGCCCTTGGCAGACGAAGCGACATCTACGGAGACCTCAGCGGAGACGGTAGCGGCGAATGATGCGCCGGACACCGCAGCCGCTAGCGACGATCAGGGCACTGCCCTTGGCGGCGCTGGTGTCGAAGGTGATGACGGTTCCACAGCTGAGGGCGACGACCAGGCGCAGGCCAATGGCGAGGGCGCCAAGGAAGGCGAGGAAGCGGCGAAGGCCGAGGTTCCCGAAGCCTATGAACTGACCTTCTCGGAAGGTTTCGTTGCTGACACCGCCACGCTCGGAGCGGCAACCCCGATCCTCAAAGATCTCGGCCTGACGAATGAGCAGGCGCAGTCGCTGGTCCCGGTGCTGGAAGCGCATACGACCAATGTTCTCAATGCAGCGCAGCAGGCTCAGGCCGAACTGATCAATGCAGAGCGCGCGAACTGGCTGACCTCGGCCAAGGCTGACCCTGAAATCGGCGGCGAGAAGTGGGACGATACGATCGTTTCCGCAGCCAAGGCGCTCGATATGGTCGGCTTCGGCAAGGACAGCGAGTTCCGCAAGTTCCTCAATGAGTCCGGCCTCGGCAATCACCCCGAGATGATCCGCGCATTTGCCCGCTTCGGGACGCGCGTTTCCGAAGACAACGAATTTCCCCGTGGTGGCGGCATGTCGCCGACCAAAAGCCGTGAGGAAATCCTTTATCCCTCAATGACTAAGAAGGATCAGTAGTCATGGCTACCATCGGCTCGACTTTTCTCAACCTGATTGACGTGATGCGCGCGGAAGGTAACCCTGAGGGTGCCACCGTTGTCGAAATGCTACACAAGCTCTCGCCGTTCGTGCAGGACGCGGTCGTAACTTCGTGCAACATGGGCACGAAGCATCGCCACGGCATTCGCACTGGCCTGCCCTCGGTGGCTTGGGGTCAGCTCTACGCGGGTGTGCCGCAGAGCAAGTCCACCACGCAGCAGGTCGACGACACCACGGGTTTCGTGGAAGGTCTCTCGACCGTTGACAAGCGCCTGCTCGACATCGCCGACAACCCGGCTGCGACCCGTCTCTCGGAAGCCGAAGCCTTCATGGAAGCGATGATCCAGGAAGCGGAAAGCACTTGCTTCTACGGCAACAGCAAGACCGACCCCAAGAAGTTCGATGGCCTTGCAACCCGCTATTCGGCACTGACTGGCGCTGGCTCGTCGTCGCAGGTTATCTCGGCGGGCGGTTCGGGCAGCGACAACACCTCCATCTGGTTCGTCACTCACAGCGACCGCGCGACCACGCTGCTTACCCCCAAGGGTCTGCCGGGCGGTCTCCAGCGCGAGGACAAGGGCGAACAGCGCGTTCTCGACGGTAGCGGCAACGCTTACTACGTCATGGAAGAACTGTTCCGCTGGCACCTCGGCATTGCGGTTCGCGACTGGCGCACCAATGCCCGCGTCTGTAACATCGACGTGTCGAACATGCAGGCCGGATCGGTCGACCTCTACGCTTACATGCGCAAGGCTTACTACAAGCTGCGTCAGGTCCGGTTCGCCAAGGACTACAAGGATCCCGAAGCTGCCGGTGTGGGCCGCACCGTGATCTACTGCAACGCGGACGTTTACGAAGCCCTCGACGCGCTCTCGACCAACAACTCGAACAGCGCGTTCCGCCTCACTCCGATGGAGCTCGAAGGCCGAGAGGTCATGACCTATCGCGGCATGCCGATCCGCAAGACCGACGCGCTGCTCAACACCGAAACGCTCGTCGCGTAACGGCCTGCAAGAAGGAACCTGTTCCATGATCATCGACGCCACTACCCTATTCAGCGACAGCCAGGCCATTACCGCGACCGCCGCGTCGACCAACGTGATCGATCTGGGCGCAACCGGCACCCCGGCTGGCTCCTCGGTTGCGCTGTCTCGCGATATCGGCAAGAGCGGCGAAATCCCGCTGCTGGTCGAAGTCACCGAGGCATTCAACAACCTTACCAGCCTTGCGATCGCAGTGCAGGTGGCAACCGATGCAGCGTTCACCTCGCCGGTTGAAGTTGCGACCCGCACTTACCTGCTGGCCGAACTGACGCTGGGGAAGCGACTGAGCTTCCCCGCCGAGTTCCCGGAAGGCACGAACCTGCGCTATGTTCGCATTCGCTACACCGTGACCGGAACCGCGCCGACGACCGGCAAGGTCTGGGCCGGTGTGGTCGCCTCGCGCCAGACGTCTGACGCCTAATGTCCGGCGCAAAGGACGCCTCCGCCTTCAAGGAAGCGCCCGCTGCAAACATCACGGGCGATGGCACACACGTCGCCATCGCCCGTGGCTTTTGCGAGGAAGTGATCGAGCCGGGCTGCGTTGTCCCGGCTGGCTATCCGGTCGGTTCGTGGATGGAGCCTGTTGCCAAGGCGACCAAGCGGGCTGCGGCCTCGGAGGAATAAATGCCCAAGATGGTGAGCATGAAGCGCGAGGATGAGCGTGGCGACTATTGCTGCGCGGATTCCAACCGCTACGGCTATGGCCTTCAGGTCAATCTCGATGACGACCAATGCGAGAGCCTTGGCATCACGAAGACCATGCCGGTCGGCACGCGCGTTTCCGTGCAGGCCGTCGGCCTTGTGATCCGCTCGGGCGAAGAACTGGATAGCGAAGGTCGCGGTGTGACCGTCTCGATCCAGCTTACCGACATGGCTGTGACCCCGCAGGGCAAGGCTTCTGACGCCGCGAAAATCCTTTACGGAGACGACTGATGAACAATCCCTTCTGCCCCGGCGCTACTGTTGAGATCAATGTTTCCAGCTCTTCGCAGCGAGTCGCCCTCGGTATTGCCGCGGGAGGACAGAATCTGCGGCTCTTCAACGGCGGCACCGCGAAAGTCTGGCTGGCATTTGGCGGGTCAGATGTGGTGGCTACTACGTCGGGTATGCCGGTCGGCGGCAATGACTTCTGCGAAGTGATCACTGTCCCCCGCAATGCTACCCATGTCGCCGCGATCGCAGCCGGCTCAACGGGCATCATCTCCCTCACCGTCGGGGTCGGCATCTAATGAGCGTCCACTGGGGCGGGCGTGGGCCTGGGCATATGGCGCGCGGCTTTGGACCCGCGCCGAGCTTGTGGCTTGACTTCCTGTCTGGTTTGCTTGATGACCGCATCTCCTTCACCCGCACCTCTGCGGCGACCTACGTGAACAGCGCGGGGAATGTTGTTTCGGCTCCGGCAGGAACACCCCGCTTCGACTACGATCCCGTCACCCTGCAACCGCGCGGGCTGCTGATCGAGGAGCAGCGGACGAATTTGCTCCTGCGGTCGGAGGAGTTTGATAACGCGAGTTGGACGAAGTCCCGTTCATCGGTGACTGCGAATGCAACCACCTCCCCTGACGGCACTGTCGATGCTGATAAGCTGGTTGAGGACACGACGGCCAGCGCAACACATCGTGTATTTCAGCAGGCGGCAAAAGCTGCATCCAGCCTGACCCGGACCTTCTCGGTCTACCTCAAGGCTTCTGAGCGGACCTTTGCCCGCGTGCAGGTAGCTGACAATACAGAGACTGTTGTTGCTAGAACTGACATTGACTTGACGGCAGGAACCGCAACGGCTGCGTCGGTCGGCGGTGGCTCCTCTATCTCAGCCGCTTCTGCCAGCATTTCTCCTGCTGGTAACGGTTGGTATCGTGTTGCATTTACAGCTACATTCGATGCGACGATCACCAACCCCGCAGCCTTTGTGTTCCTGTGCGACTCGCTGACCGGCATCTCTTATACTGGCAACGGCACCTCTGGTATCTTCGTCTGGGGCGCGCAGTGGGAAGATGGCTCCTTCGCCACCAGCTACATCCCCACGGTGGCCTCACAGGTCACGCGCACTGCCGATCAGGCCAGCATCGTCGCTCCGAACTTCGCTACTTGGTATAACCAGAGCGAGGGGACGTTTGTGGTGGAGGCGGTGACGCAGAAGCCGACCAGCCTTGTCGCAACGGCTATTGCCATTGATGCGTCTGACGGCGGCGTCAACAACCGGCACTACGTTGGCTTCGTAACCGGATTGGCCGAAGGGCGAACCGCTGTTGGCGGCGTAACCCAGGTTTCCCTAACGCAGGCATACACGGCAAATGCGACCGAGAAACTGGCCTACGCTTACAAGGCGAACGACTTTGCCCTTGCTCGCAACGGCAGCTTGGCCGGGACCGACGCAAGCGGCTCACTGCCGACTATCGACCGGATGTTCATTGGCAACGCCGCAGGAAGCGCCGCCTTCCTCGACGGCCATATTCGTTCAGTGAAGTATTTCCCGACCCGTCTCAGCAACGCTCAATTGCAGGCTCTCAGCGCATGACCGTCGTAACCGCAACCTTCATCGCCTTCGTGGTCGCCCAGATCGCGGATTTCGTGACCACCATCCTTGCGCTCGACCGAAAGGGAACGCGCGAGGCCAACCCCGTGATGAAGTGGCTCATGGGCAAGATCGGCACCGCTCCGGCGCTGTTCTTCCCCAAGGTGGCCTACATCGCCATTGCCACCCTGTTCATGGGCTACCCCGGCATCGAGTGGGTCTATGGCATCATCGCCGCAGCCTTCTTCGCCGTGGCCGTCAACAACGCAAGGATTGCACTGAAATGAGCGACTTCTATCTCAAGGCCGCCGATGAAAAGGCAATGGACGCCGCGCTGATCGAGGCGGGGCTGGTGGTGGAGCAAACCGTCACCATCGAGACGGACGGCAAGCCCCATGAGGAAACCGTGCTGGTCCCGGCCCCCGGCATATCCATCGACCGCATCGGCCCGTTCTCCAAGGTGAGCGGCTATGACGAGAAGGGCGAGCCGATCCTCAAGCACTACCCCGAATATCACTGTAACGTCCGTGCGCCGGGCATCAGTGACGAAGCGGCCAAGGTGCTTGAGCCGCTGGCGATTGTGCCGCCTGAACAGCCTTACAGGGTGTTTGGGTGATGCTGCAAATCAAGGTTTAACTAAGGATCAGGCCATGACCTCACCACTCCCCATTCCAGGTGGGGGAGGCCGCTCGATTCAACCACCCCCTGCGCTGGCCTAACTCCAAGCCATGACGGTATCGGTTGAAATCTGCAACCTTGCGCTTGGCGACATTCGAGCGCCCGCAATCGCCGACATTGCCGAGGATACCGTCGAGGCCAGCATGTGCGCGCGGTATTACCCGCATTGCCTTGCCGTGCTGCTCGACGATTACTCGTGGCAGTTTACGAAGCGGATCGCCAGCCTTGCCCTGTTCGCCACAAATGCGCGCGAAAGCGAGTGGGCCTATGCCTATGCGCTGCCGAGCGATTGCGAGCAGGCGCTGCGTCTGGTGCCTAATCAGGGCCAGGTCATTGCCGATACCTATTACCGCAACCAACTCGACCTGCCTCCCCCGGCATGGTGGGCCAAGTTCATTGTTGAGGACAGCGTGCTCTACTGCAATCTGAGCGATGCCGTGCTTGAGTATGCCTCTGACGCGGCGGACGAAGCGGACTTTCCGCCACTGTTCCGCGAGGCTCTGCGCAAACTTCTGGCCGCGAACCTTGCCGTGCCAATCCGTGACAGCCGCGAGTTGGAAGGCGATCTACTCAAGATGGCCGAGCGTGCAAGGCAGGCAGCAATCGCCTCGGACATGAACCGCGCGCCGCGCAATGAGATGACCGACGATATCGCTTGGGCGAGGCGCTAAATGGCTTTCAGGGTCGGTTTGTCAAATTTCAGCAAGGGCGAGGTTTCCGAGGAACTGGTCGCCCGGTTCGATGTCGGCTCCTACCACACGGCGCTGCGCAAGGCGTCCAACGTCATCATCCTCAAATATGGCGGGGTGACGAAGCGCCAAGGCACGCGCATTGTCGCCAAGGTCTATGATGATGATGGCGTTCGGCTGTTCCCGTTCTCGTTCTCGCTCAGCCAAACCTATGTCATGGAGATGGGGCAAGGCTATATGCGCCTTGCTGCGCTGGGCGGCATGGTGATCGAGAGTAAGTTCACGATTACGGCAATCACCTTGGGCGCGACGACGACGATCAGTTGCGACTATCATGGCTATGCCGTGGGCGATCAGATCTATTTCAGCGGGATCGAGGGCTGCACCGAACTCAACGGCAAGATTGGCACTGTGACCAGCGTTCCGGGAACCAATTCCTTTGTGGTCAATATCAACTCGACCGGCTTCTCGGCCTTCACGGGCGACACTGGCGGAACGACCAATGTTGCGCCGCCGCCGACTCCTCCTGCACCGCCTCCCGTTCCTCCGCCTGTTCCTGACCCCCCTCCGCCTGATCTCGGCGGCGGCGGCGGCTGGGATTGGTGGACCGGCGATGGGAATAATATCCCATGAGCTGCGCGCGCGTCTATCGGGTCGGCACGACCTTCAATGGCTCAGAACTGGCTGAGGTCGATTACGAACAGTCGGCTGACACCATGTATCTGGCGCATATCGACCACGCGCCGCAAAAGCTGGTGCGCGCGGATCACGTGGACTGGTCGTTCTCGGATCTGACCTTTGCGCCTACAATCGCTGCCCCGACTGGTGTGACTGCCACGGCAACGCAGCCGAACGTCGATGCGGCCAACAGCGGCAACGCGAGCTTCCCCCAGGATGCAAAATATGTCGTCACCGCGATCGATGACGCGACTTCTCAGGAAAGCCGTCCCTCCTCGACCGTGACGGCGAACAACTGCCTGTCACTGGTCCGCAACTACAACACGGTTGCATGGAGCGCCGTGACCGGCGCCGAGCGATACCGGGTTTACAAGGCGAACAACACCGGCTCGTTCGGCTATATCGGCACGACAACCTCGACCTCGTTCCGCGACGACAACATTGGCCCGGATTTCAGTGTCGGCCCGCCCGAAGCCTACGATCCGTTCCCTGCTGCTGGGGACTATCCCTCGACCGTGTGTTTCTATGAGCAGCGGCTGATCTGGGCGCGCACGACCAACAATCCGAACGCGGTCTATGCCTCGCGCTCGGGCGACTATGAGAACATGGATATCTCGCGCCCGTTGCGGGACAGTGACAGTTTCTCGTTCCGGCTCGTGGCTGGCAGGGTCAACGCGGTCAATCAGCTGGTGCCGCTCGACAGCCTGATCTCGATCACGTCTGACAGCATCTTCAAGATCACGGGCGGGCAGGACGGCTATCTCAGCCCGGCAACATTCAATTCCCGGCGCCAGAACGGGCGCGGAGGATCGCGGCTCAATCCGCTGGTCGTGGACTCGAACGCTTTCTATCAGACCAGCGTGGGCAACACGATCCGCGTGATCGGTTATGAATTCGAGACCGACAGCACGCAATCAAACGACATCACGATCTTCTCGCCGCATCTGTTCCGCGGCTTCAACATCACTCGCTGGGCCTATGCGCAGGAGCCGCGATCGGTGATCTATGCCGTGCGCGATGATGGTAAGGCGCTGTGCTTCACTTGGGAGAAAGAGCAACAGGTCTGGGGCTGGACGGTCTTTGAAACTGAAGGGCTTTATGAGGACGTCGCGGTCATTTCCGAAAGCGGCGAAGATCGGGCCTATTGGTTGGTGCGCCGCAATGGCAATCTGCTGATTGAGCGCAGTGCTGCTACGGAATGGGACGGGGTGGAAAACACCTGCTTCCTCGATAGCGCTGTGACCTATGCCTTCCCCACTGCTGCGACGGTTTGCAACAATCTCGACCACCTCGAAGGGCTGACGGTCAGCGCGATTGCTGACGGCAGCGTTGTGTCCGGTCTGGTCGTGACCGATGGCAAGGTGACGCTGCCTGATGCGGCTTCGGTTGTGACGGTCGGCCTGCCCTATACCGCTGCAATCCAGACACTGCCACTGGTGATCGAGGGCAAGTCCGGGATGACGCTGGCCAAGCCGCAAACGGCCGGCAAGGTTGTGCTGCGCATGATCGACAGCCGGGGCGTCAAGGCCGGGCCGAGTGAAGCCAGGCTGGAAACGCTGCGCCAGCGCACGAATGAACTGCCCGGCGATCCGAACGCGCTCAAGACCGGCATGTATGAAGTCACCATGAAGCACGAGATCAGCGACGGGGTTTCGGTCTGGGTGCAGAGCGATGAGCCGCTGCCGATGACGGTGACGGGGATCTACTTCGATCCGAGTGTGTCGGGATAGCAGTGGGGATCGAGATCGTCCGCGCTTCGCCTGCGCATATCGGGCGGATTGCCAACAAGATGCGGCCCGATGACGTGCTGGAATGCGCGGCGATGGGTTACAGCCCGAAGCAGGCCCTGCGCCAGTCGATGCTGACCAGTGAGGAAGCGTGGACCGCAAAGGTCGATGGTGTGCCTGAGGCCATGTTCGGACTGGTCATAACGAATGCTTTATGTGGTGTCGGGCGTCCGTGGATGCTGGGGTCTGAGGCGATCTACCGGCACCCGCGCGCGATGATCCGTGGCGGCGAGATTGCGCTGAACCGCTGGCTCGATTCAAGTCGCGAACTATCCAACTATGTCTCAACTGGCAATCACCGCGCCATCCGTATGCTTCGGAGGTGGGGCTGCAAGATCGAGGAGGGAGGTGATCTCATGTTCGCCGGGGTGAGGTTCGTCCGTTTTTCTCTGGAGCGCGAATAGATGTGTGTCGCTGCCGCCCCTCTGTTGCTTGCCGCAACAGCCGTTTCTTCAATCTCTCAAATCGCTGGCGGGTTCATGCA